GAAATATCTACTTCATCGTGAATTTGTATGTGAGGTATTATACCACTTTCATACAAAGCTACCATACTTTTCTTTGTCATATCTGCAGCGGATCCTTGAATTAATTTATTTAATGCTTTATACGTAAATGCACGTTTTAAAGGCTCATCATATTCTTTTCTAGCTTGTTCCAATGGTAAAGGTTTAAAAATACCAAATTGTGTAGGTTGCCACATATCAAAATGACACGCTCTACCTCCTAAAGTTCTAATCTTACCACGATCATTAGCTTTTCTAGATACATTATCCATCAACTGTTTAACAAAAGGAGCTTTGGTATGATATTGTCTAATCAATTTTTCAGCTGATTCTTTTTGTAAACCAAGTTCTGACATTAATTTATTTTTTCCCATTCCATACATTAACCCTAAATTAATAGTCTTGGCTTGCTTACGTTCTATGCCAGCCATATCTGCTACTACTTGGTGGAAGTCTGCATCACCTTCATTGTATGCATCAACAATTTCATCTACACCTTCTAAATTTTGTAACTTTGCATAGTGTACTAAAATTCTAGGTTCTTGTTGTGAGTAATCAAATGATCCCCACACAGTTTTTTTTTCTGGAATAAAAATTGATCTAATCATTGGTCCAATTTCTGGGTGTCTTGCTGGAATTTGTTGAAGGTTAGGATTACTCATAGAGAATCTACCGGTAACTGTTCCACCTTGATCTGATCTAATCTGATTTATGTCTGCATGAATTCTACCTTTATGAGAATGCTTATTAATAGAGTCAATAAAAGTTGTGTGTGCTTTATTAATCTCTCTAGCATCTGCAATAGATTTTGCTAATTCATGAGGATGATTTTGTAAAAAGTTTTTAGTAAAACTAGGCTCATTACTTTTTATGGTTCTATCGTAAGGGAGTTTTAGTTTATCAAAAGCTTTAGCAATACTTCTTGCTGCATGTATTTCTACATCAATACCCGTTAACTCCTTGATTTTACTAAGTATTTTGTTCTCCCTAACTATTAAATTTTTCTTTAGTTTGGCCGCATGTTCAAGATCAACTCTTACACCTTTAAATCTCATATCAACTAGACAAGGAAATAATTTAGTTTCTAAATTAAATACATCCATTAACTCCTGAGATTTTAGTTCTATACTTAATCTTTGCCAAAGTTTTAAAGTTGCTTCAGCGTCTCGTTCCGCATATTCACCCACATACATTGCGGGAAGTTTCCACATATCAGCTTTAGGATTAAGATCATAACTTTTAGCTGCTTCTTGTAATACCTTTTCATCTTTACCAATACCTACATAAAATTTAGCTAACGTATTTAATGCATAAGACATTCTATTCTCATCTATTAAAGACGCCGCAATCATTGTGTCAACAATGTGGCCTCTAATTTTAATCCCTGCTTGTCTTAACCAACAAACATCATACATTGCATTGTGAAAGATAAATGTAGTTTTCTCTTGATTAACTAGGTCCTGGACCCATTGTAATACAAGTTTTCTATCCATATTTCCTCCACCCTCATGTCCAATCGGATAATAGCCGGACCAGCCTTCTATGGCCACCGCAACGCCAGCAATATGTCCTTTTCCAACGACACTACCTGACCCTTGAGTTATTAAATGTGGGTCGTATGTTTCTAGATCTATGGCTACTTCTTTAGCGCCTGATAAATCTTTTAATTCTTCTGGTGCAACCCATTCAGTTTCAGGTGCGAATAATGGCATTTGTGTATTTCTCATGAGTAATCCCTTTCTAATATCATTTCTAAATAGTGTATAGCTTTCTTCACGTCTTCTTCTCCTCCTTTGTGATTGTGTCTACAGATATATTTTATAGCTGAACCTTCTGCGAAAAGCAACTTATTTTTATTTATAAATTCTGCAGGCTGTATCTTCATATACATATAATGAGTACCACCTACCTGTTTTAACATTGGGTTTTCTGTTTCCGGCGTGTCATCTGACATTCTATTTTTTTTCATATTATATAAGCCCGATCAAAGTTTCTTGGATCTAACACATGCAATTCACGCTTCGCGCGCGTCGCTCCGGTATAAAATAATCTATGTAATTCATCCGGGTCATGACTAAACGTCTCCAAAGCTGCATTAGTTATATCCTGCATAAGTAAAACTTTATCGGCCTCTCCTCCTTTAGCTCCATGTATTGTTGACATTGTTATACGAGGGTTTTTATTTATAGCTTCACCATTCGCCCTCATATTACGAATGTAGTTCTCTGTCATAGTATCTAGACCTTCAAAAGAATCATACCAAACTTTATCAGTTAATAATCCTTGTTTCTCTTGACACTCTTTCATTGAATATTTTAAATCAGAATTTAATGTTTTACCTTTTTGAAAACCCATAGATACATTAGATCCTAAATACTCATAAATATTTTTAATCTCTAAATGATTTAATAGATCTCCTTTACGCCAGTTCTCCCAATTATTTAAAGCTAATAATAATTTTAAAGAAATAGAATTAAAACCTTTGTATTGATAATACCATCCTTGAATTTCGCAAAGGTCCTTTGCGTCATCTAAAAAATAATTAGCAGAAGATAATACTAACCAATTTCCCTCACTCATATCAACTTGAGTTATGTCTGAATATCTTTTTAATAATCCTATTTCATCTCTAGGTTTATATTCTTTAACAAATCTATTCTGTACTTTATTTATAATTCTTTGTGATAACTCATGGATAGGTCCACCTGGTATTCTATAAGATTGATCTAATACTTTAATGTCATTAACTTCTTCTTTTAAAGCTATAAAATGATCTACATCTGCTCCGGCCCATTTAAATATTGCTTGGTCATCATCGCCTGCTATATAAGTTTTCTTGGCATACTTCCAAAGATGTCTAACCATTTCCCATTGTAATAAAGATAGATCCTGCGCTTCATCTATAAACAATACTTCAAAGCTACTGGGTATTGATTTTTCTATAAAATCTTCCAGTAAATCTGTAAAATCTTTTAGTCCTTTTTCTTTTTTAAATCTGTTTAATTCCTCTGATAATAAAAATAAAGTTCCTCTTTCTATATCTAAAATGTTTTGTCTTGAATCGTAATATTCCATCAAGTCCATACGTTTGACACGTGCTGTATTAATAATAGTTAAATATTCATTATCAGAATTAAATGTACCATCTTCAGATGAGTAAGAAGCTGTCTTAATAGGTATGCCACATTTCTGACCAAATTCCTTATAGTCCTCTGGTTTCATCATTCTTTCTTTAGTCATTCCTAAATTTCTAAAAGCTAATGAGTGTAGAGTTCTAAAATTAGATAGATCATTTTCTAAATCTAAGTTAAATTTCTTTGCTGCTCTATTAGCTGCTTCTGTGGCTGCTCTTTTAGTAAACGAAAAGTACCCAATTTGTTTAGGTCTAACCCCTTGTTGAATAAACTCGTCCACTAGGTTTAACAACGTTGTTGTCTTGCCTGTTCCAGGTGGTCCTAATATTATTGTTTTCATGTTTTTTTAACTTCCTTTCTAATTGTTTAATGTATGATTTTAAATCGTCTACTTGATGTTCATAATTTTCTACTTTTAATCTAAGTTTTAAAAATGTATTTTCACCTATCATAAAAATGTTACCCATATGTAAAGTGCTGTCCAAAATGTTATTGTAAATAAATCCATGTAAGCTTCTACTCTCATTAGAAATGTTCTTCCTGATATTCTACTTTAGAAGTAGCAACATCTAATTGTTTCATAGTTTTTATTTTGATTAATCTAGGTTGTTGTTTCTTAACTCTCACTCTAGATTCTTCAACAAATACATCTAATTGTTTTAATAAATTACCTGTTTGATTTTTATCTTTATCCCAGTTATTTCTTTTACAAAAATTAAAGAAGTCTTCCATTCTAAAGTAAGTAAAGTCATTCTCTGTATACGGAAGTTTATTAAACACATCGTCCAAAGTTCTCGCACTTTGTCTATTGGTAGTCCAATCTTGCAAGAGTCCTGTAATTTCATTCATAGGATTTAAAGATTCCAATGGTTCTACTTCTTGTAGTCCTGTCATCATGGGTTTTAAAAAATGTTGTTTCCAATCTTTTGGTTTGGGTACAGGTACTATTAGGTTAGCTTGATCTAAACATGCTAGAGCAAACATTCCTGGATTATAAAGTTGTTCTGATTTTAATTCTATTCTAGTTTTATCTACATCTAAAAACCATTGCGGGGGTGTTGAAGCATATTTAGTTAAGGTTCCAATTACTGGCATCTGTTCTTCACCAAATCCTACACCAAATCTTTTTGTTCTACATAAACCAGATTGACATACAGCATTGATAGGTGCATCTTTACATCTATACTTGTCATAACCTTTTCTGCTAACTGATTTAATTAATTGTTGAACCTCATTATTATTTAAAGGTGGTTCCATATATTTTATGTTTGCTTTTACAATTTCATCTTCCCAAGTATCTGGATTAGCTTGTTTATAATAAACTGCAATACTAAATAATGCATTATTTCTAGACCCCTCACCAAAACCAATTGCTGCTAATTTGTTTAAGCAAGGAGGTCCTCCCGGAAATGCTTCTTCTATTTTTTCTTTTTCAATTTTAATTTTTTCGACAGCTCCTTTGTCTCGTGCATAAAGATCATATAATTTATAAAATTCTTCAAGCGTGCAACTACTGCCTTCATCATTGATAGCATATCGTAATCCTTTCATTTGATTGTGGTAAGGTAAGTTTAAAAAGTTTCCAGTGTCACCACGTTCCACTAAAATCTCAGTTTGTTTTGGAAAAATTTCAGATCCTTCATAACCAAGTATGATAGACATATGTTTTAATTTTGATTGCATCAAAGATGCAGGAATATTTTCTGTTGTAAATAAAAAGACGTGTGCTCCGCCAGATTTAGATCTGCACAATACTAAAGGGAGTTTAAAATTCCTAATACTTTTAATGAGGCTAATGTGATCAAGATCGTATTGGTCAATATCAATACACCCCCACCTGCAATCGTTATTTTCTGTGATAGGGATAATCCCGAGAGCTGGTCCTTTTCCTTCAAGATGATTGGTCCAGAGATCGTCGGTAACGGGTTTACGAACAATAAAGGCCTTACCTTTTTGTTTAGTTCCATTCTCTCCTCTGTCACCGGGCTGATACTGTCCATATGCTATTGTTAATCCGCTAAAAATTTGTTTGAACTTATTCATATATTCCTTTTTACTTTCTTTGTAAAGGGGGATCTTTCAATCCCCCAAATTAAATCTAGTACGGAGTACTATCTTTACTTTTCTCTTCTGCATCTTCCTTAGTCTTCACATCGCCTTTAGAAACACTAGAGTTAAATTCTTTAGCAGTTATGTATAAAGATTTATCTTCTTGTCCCATGACTCTGTCTTGTGTAATAGCCCAACCATACCAAGAACCTTTGTCATTCTTTTGTAATGTTGAAGCCAAATTATACACAACTCCATGCATTGGTGGGATTGCAAATCCACCCTTACCATCAGCAATTTGTATGGTTTTCATCATAGAATTCCAATTTTTACTAACACTAAGTTGAGTAGATTTCATAGTAATCAATGCTGGTGTCATTCCACCCGCTTTAGTCTCCATTAAAATATAGTAATAAGAAGTTTCCTCTAAATAGTTACCATTAGGTAATCTAATTTTAGAACCTTCTCTTTTACCAGTTTTAATTACCGGACTAGTAGGTAAATGTACTGCTACTGTAGTAGCAAAAGCATCTCCTCTATCTGATTTTTCTGGGTAATCTTTTTTATAGTAACAAGGAATGACCTTGATACCTTTTTTACCATCAAACACTTCTCCAGTAACATTATTAAAAATCATACCAGGTTTAGCACCCTCTATGTATTTTCCATCACCTTCATTTACTTGTGCTGATAGTTGGCCTAAGATTCTGACGTATGGCAATGCCATATCTTCTTGCGTCATATTCTCAAAACCTTTGTGTAGGTCCTCACCAAATAAGGCTGCGGATCCTGTGTCTTTTTTTTGTACGTCGTTACTCATATTATATTCTCCTTTATTTTCGGGTTATTTTAGTCTTGTCTTTAATCCACGTGTTAAAAACATCAGAAGGCATGTCAAGCCCGGACTCGACACGCTCCTGGAATAGGGCAGTTAATGTATTCCACGCCGCATCAGATTTCTGCTGTGGTTGAAAGCCATTTTCTGCCGCAAGGTCCAACAATTGTTTCGCCTTGTCATCTTCTCCTTTACCAAAAGTTACAAAGATATTGTTTTTAATAATATCTCCTAACCCTTGATCACGAAGCCATTGGTAGGCTGCATCTCTTTTTACTTCATCTTTTGGGAGTGTGCACCTAAATTCTTTTTTAACAGAAACTTTAGAACCATCTGCAAGTTTAATTTCACTCAAACCTTGCTCGGCCAATAATTCTGGAATTATATTAGAACTAATATTATCAGCTTCTTCTTTTTTAGCTTTTAATTTTTCTTCTAACTCTGTTATCTCGTCCTCTTTTTGTTTTAAGTTTATGCATTCTGCTGCAATTGTAGATACTTCTACATTATCTAAAAGATCTTTTGAATCTTTTAACATCATGTTTGTTACTTCATTACTCATTGTTATCCTTTCTGATAAAGATCGAAGTTAATTGGATAGTATTTAGACTCTCGTCGATCCCATTTCAAGAGGTTAAATTTGCCGTTGGTATTATTACTTACTATTGCACCAGATACAACCATTATTGCTGGATCTCCTGTTAATAATATGTAATCTTGTTCTCTTACATCTTTCAAATTCTTTCCCATTTTAAAAACAAAAGGGCTTGAAGAGAATACTATTTGTGAATCGGGACCAAAGTTTGGTAAACAAATTACCAAGTAACCAAAGTCAGATGCACCTAATATATTTATATTAGCGGGTGGATGTTGTAATACATAAACAAAACTTTCTTTAGGATTCTCTTCTTTAAAAGATAAAAAATCAGCCAAAGATTTTGGTTTATATAATTCAAATATTTTATTTTTCATTTTGCTACTTTCTAATTATTCTATTAATTCTATTATTATCTTGACTATCTATATAATAGCATTTATACCTTTGTCAACTAGAAAGAAGAAAAATTATGAACTATAAATTTAAGACAAAACCTTATGCACATCAAATTACTGCATTAGAAAAATCATGGGAAAAGACTGAATACGCGTACTTTATGGAAATGGGTACAGGTAAATCAAAAGTATTAGTAGATAACATGTCTATGCTTTATGATAAAGGCAAAATAAATGGCGCACTTATTATAGCACCAAAAGGTGTTTATAGAAACTGGTTATCACAAGAAATACCTATACATTTAGCTAGCCATATTAAACCTACAATGGTACTATGGACGGCTTCAACTTCAAAAACGAAGGATAAAGAATATCACACTCTATTCGAAACAGGATATGACTTACACATCCTTATTATGAACGTTGAGGCATTTAGCACAAAAAAAGGTTTAGAGTTTGCAGGAAAATTTCTTAGAACTCATAGAACTTTAATGGCTGTGGATGAATCAACTACTATCAAAACACCCACTGCAAAAAGAACTAAAGCTATTGTAGCTTTAGGTAAAATTGCAAAATATAAAAGAATACTTACAGGATCTCCTGTAACTAAATCACCTTTAGATTTATTTAGTCAATGTAATTTTTTAGATGATAATCTTTTAGGTTGTGTTTCATTCTATTCTTTTAGAAATAGATATGCAGTTATGAAAAATGCTAATTTTGGTGGTAGGAGAGTACAAGTTATAACTTCGTATCAAAGATTAGAAGAATTAGCTGAAACATTAAAAGAGTTTTCTTATAGAGTATTAAAAGAAGATTGTTTGGATTTACCTCCAAAAGTCTATATTAGACGTGAAGTAGAACTTACAGAAGAGCAAAATAAAGCTTACGCTACTATGAAATCCGCGGCCCTCGCTTTACTAAAAGGCAAAATGGCTACCGCACCCCACGTATTAACGCAATTGATGCGTTTACACCAGATTACTTGTGGTCACTTAAAAAATGATGATGGTACAGTAACTAATCTTAAAAATAATAGACTTAATGAGCTATTAGATGTACTTGAAGAAGTTGAAGGTAAAGTAATTATATGGGCTAATTATGTACATGATATCGAAGCTATTGTAGAAGCGGTATCTAAAAAGTTTG